CTCATACTCGTCTCACTATTCTAGGTATGATTTCTCCACTACGAATAACCTCTACATTACATCCAATTTCTAAGTCTAGTGCTTCGATATATCCGATATTATGTAGGGTTGCTCTACTTACTGTCGCTTCGCCAATAGTACATGGCTCTAGTATAGCAACTGGTGAAACAGCACCTGACTTCCCGACATTCCATTCAACGTCTAAGAGTCGAGTAACTACTCCTGCTTGTCTTGTTTTAAGAGCGAAAGCTCCTCTAGGATGGTGTGAGGTGTGGCCTAATGTTTCAAAATATATATTAGAGTCGACCCTTACAACTTTACCATCGTGAGGAAATTCAGTCCAATCACTTTGTGTGACAGTGTTAAATCCCATATCTTTTAGCATACCCATATCAGCACTCCACTCAGCACAAATTGCTGGTTGAATACCATAAGATATAAAAGTTAGATTACGAGATTTGAATTCTTCTAAGTCCTTTAGATTCAAAGCACCACTTGCATAATTTCTAGCATTTGGTATTTCTTTTGGTGCAACGACTTCTCCAGTAATCTGTTTCAGTCCTTTACTCCATATTTTATTTGGTACTAAAGTCTTAACCTTATCAGTAATATCTAGTCCTGCTTTACCATCACCACGAGTGAGAGCCTGTGTTAGTACGCCTTCTATATAAGTTATAGACACGGCTGCACCGTCCAACTTGGCAGTCATTATGTGTGGTTGTTTGGAATCCCAATCTGGTTCTTTATCTTCTCCGACAAAGACTTTTTGTAATGAATACATTGGGAAGGGATGCTTATGTCTTGCCTCGTTTACATCATATCCAACTTTATTTTCAAGTTCGGTATTCTCTACGAGTCTATCGTATACATCGTCAGGTAATATAGGATTACCTTCTGCATACTTTGTATTGCATAGTTCTAGGTATTCTGTCTTATTCATATGAATATTATACAGAATTTTTAAGGATTTGTCAAGTATTATTTTTTAGAGCTATAGGTATATTTTGTCTAGTACTTCTTTGAAATGAGTTTCTAATACTCCTTTGACCTCTGATATTGACAGAATCTCAACCAACGCCTCAAATAGTCCACGACTATTATTAAAATCTAAAGGCATGGCAATGCCATCCTTGGTAGGTTTCCATTCTTCGTCAAAGTCTTGATAATATTTTCTAATGTGTAAATACTCTGTACCACGAAAAGTGTTTATCATAACAAACACTTTCTCATGTTTATCTTCGTTATAACTTATTTCCTTTTCGTATACAGCAGGTGCTTCATGTAATTCTATCATTTTTCAATATCCTCGCTAAAGGTAAAATAGAAGTTACACTTTCAGGAGACAATAATCTGTAAGAATCAGTGTCCCAGCAAAACAATAAAACCTGTCTATCGTTTGGCTTTGCCCTGTTCCTTTTCTCCTGTATATATTTATTATCAAAGTCTCTAGTGCAGACGTTATATTTCATTCTGCGACTATTTTTACTGCGATAAGTGACTACAGCGTCACCAGCATCGTCAATTTTTTTAACAAAATCGTCTTTTTTCATGTGATTCCTGTTGGTAGGTTAATATCTATTACCGTCCACTCATGGTATCACTCTGTAAGGTCATTCTGTTAGATACAAAAATACACAGGGAGGTTTCCCTCCCCATGTAATCAGGGGTATTAATCGTTTAGTTCGTTGATTAATGTAGCGAAATAAACTGCAGCTTTACCAGTAAGTTTACTGATGATTGCTGAGTCAGGTTCTTTACCTGCATCGCTAATAGCATTGGTTAACTGTTCTTGTGCTGCAGCAACATTTACTCTGCCACCACCAGTTCCACCACTGCTTGATTTAACAGCTGGTGTTTTCTTTACATAAACACCTGCTTTTGTAAGAATCATTCTGACACCATTTGGGCTCTCGCCTAATTCTTCAGCAATCATCTTAACAATCTCCATGCTATTCTCTGGAGTTGGTTCTTCGGCAGTATACATCTGTACTGCTTGTTCTTTACTTTCGTCTGTCCACGCCATGTTTCTTTTCCTTTTTAATGTGTAGTTTTGTTTGTATTCGGCAATAGTCGCAGTGTTACGGTAGCCTGGAGCCCAACCTGTGGTCTCTAGCATTTGTTGGTAAAATCTGTCACTCATTGCTTATTTCCTTAATATAAATATATTATACAAGAATTTTAAGCATGAGTCAAGAACTATTTTTTAGTAGCTAAAACCAAACTGATTAAGCTCATCCTTATACAGATGAAATATTACTTGCAGACTTTTTAGAGTATACCAGTTTTTATAGTCCGATATTGAATAGAGACCATCCATAACTGATGTATCTTCTGGATGTAGATTGAGCAATTCTAATTCATTTTTCCAATCTTTGAAATCAATGAAATGATTGCAGTCTTTATAAAGTTCTACTTGGCTAACTAAGTTACCTTGCATCAACCAGTTGTCAAAACCTATAAAGTCAAGTCCGTGCATATAGCTCCACACAGCTCTCTCATAGGTATCTCTAACTACGGCAATTTTTTCATCCCCATAGTTTAGTATAAGTGATTGACTCATCTCTTTAGCAACTTGCGTAGGGCTTGTAGCTTTTCATCTGCACTTGCAAGTTGTTCTACCCATTTATCAAACTCAGGCAGTAAATCAGAGTGTTCTCCGATACCTACTGAGTTTTGAAAATATGTTTGTAGTACTGCTTGTGCTTCCTTAATCTGTGCTATATACTTTGCCTCTAGTGCATCATAGTAAGGGTTTCCTATGTACGCCATTTATTTTTCTCCTAATAATCCTTTCAGAAAACTAATCTGAAATCTTCTCTTTCCTTGTTCGGACAGCATGGGTACTAACATCATTGGTACTAATACGAAAGATAAAAATAATAATACAACCCAACATAATTTTTTATGTTGATTGATTATATTATCTTTCGGTATCATAGCCATAAGGGGTACAAATATTGTCCACAGTTGTATTAGCCATGCAGAAACCCACATAGCTATTATATATTCCATATATTTCCTTTTTACAAATACTCTCGTAAATGTCTTAGACTGCCCAAATCATATGCTGGTAAACAGTATTGCTTTCCTGCATGACTTAAATGTGGGAAGTATGTATTTTTTAAATCATCTTGTGTACACTCTATGGTATCTACAAGATATACTTTATATCCTCTCTCCTCAGCGAGTTCAGGTTTTAGTTCTCTTTTTACTATCGCTGGATAGTTTTGTCTAATTGCCCAAACTCTTTCTTCGGGTTCAAATTCTTCGGCTACGCATTGTTCTGGCAGCATAGCCTCTCTTCTCCCCTGATAGTCAGTCATTGCCAATTTTTGTGGTACACCAATTCTATCAATGATACCTTTTACAAATGCTGGAGACCTATACAGTGCTTTGGCAATATCACTGACATTATCTCCTTCTAGATACATTTGTACTGCTGTTTGTATTTCTTGTGGCGTTGCTGCCTTGCCTCTATTCTGTGCTTTTCTTCTTGCACGGAACTCTTGCATCTCATGAAACTCTGCGATGATGTTGCCCAATCTAGTCGTGTTGTAAGCTATGTTAAGTATACTACATGCTTCTTTCTTAGTGATTGGCTTACTACCATCTGTAGGGTTTAATAACTCAATTACCTTGGTTATATTTGCTTGTGTAAGATTTTCGTGTTTTTTCGTTCTCATATGTTGCCCCTAGTAAAATAATTCCGTAATGTAAAATTTTTAATAAATCTACTGTGTTCTTTCCTTCTTTCTTTCCATATCTCTGTGCATACTTGATGATGTTTCCTATACAGAAACCTTCTCCATGCCCTGCATCAAATATGAACTCAGTAGATTGTATCTTATTCATACTATAGTGTCCATCGTATGTGGACTCTATATACTTTTGAAGCGTTTTGAGTGCTTCGTCCTCGTTAAACTTGTTGCTGTTATAATCTGCCATTATTCTTCCAAATTAGTTGGTTCCATTTGTATTTTTGGAGGCGCTTCCCACCAATCTACATTTAAATTTTCTACCCATTCTTTATACTTATCTTCTATTTCTAGTATTGCCATAAAAGTTTCGTACTTTCTATGTGTCTTTGTCTGCATAGTATCTGTAAACATAGGCTGAAACAAATGAACTTTTTTATCAGACTCGTGTGTTTCGCTACTGATAGATAAATTGGGTAAATCTAATCCCCAATAGTAAGATTTCCATTTCTTTTTCTTACTCCATAACCACCAAATACTTTCATCACACATATTATTATCTAATAAAGAATACAAAACCCATGATTTGTAATCATCTGTTTGCACTACTTTTGGACAGAAACTAAATATAAAAGATATGTTCCAAACTTTTTCTGTTTCTATCAAAGTTTCTATATCCATATCTAGTTCTTCTTCTAAGTCCCATGCATATGTATGTGGTCTAAGAGTATCTTCTCTACCTCTTTTGTGCATAAATGTATGTGATACATTTGGACTTTCTTTTCTACCAAATGCCCACACAAAAGAATAAGGATTATTAGAGAGTAGTTTTTTTACTCTATACAAAGAGTCATCTAAACTATTTACTTCTCCTAAGAAAAATAAATCTGCATCTACAAAAGTACACCACTTAAAGTCCTTTATGAGTGTATGGCAAGTAATAACTTGTTTATAACAAGCAGCCTCGCCATTAACACGAACTATGTCATGGTCAAATAATAATCCTTTTAGTTCTTCTTTTGCTTTTCTCCATAGTTTTGCTTCCACAAAAACCATAATTTTACATTGAGGAGATACCATTCTTAGACTCATTATAGAGTATCTAAGATAAGTAAGATATATTTCATTACCATACACTGTATACAAAAAAGCATGGTTGTATGGTTTGTCCCATAACACATCAGTTATAGGTGTATCTTTTAACACTTCCTTGTGTTTTTCTTGTAGTATTATTTCATCATGTAAGATAGTTTTTTCTAAAACTCTTAGTAGACTTGCATTTGGTTTTAACACTACTCAACCTCATAACCTTTATCCACTCCAGACTTTTCTGCATAGAAAAAGAATATTTGTATTAATCTACCATTTTCTTTACTATATCCAAAGCCTGGATTAAAAGGTGCATGCCAATATGTGGCAGGATAAACTACTATTCTGTTGTACATATTGCCAACATAAGTATGTAGCTTAAAATTCTTATCTGTATCGTCTACTTGATTCTGAAATAATTTAGTTTTAGCATACTCAAATGATTTGGTTGCCCAATTCTTGTGAGTCTGTAAATCAGTAAACAATCCTGTTCCATACTTTAGTGAAGGTGCTATATCATTAGGCGTAAGATAAAGAACAGCTGCAAACATCTGAGCTTCTAAGTGTTCACTCCTTTTAGTTTCATGGTTACCTTTATCTTGGTGAATCCAATTCTTGTAAGGTGTACCATCACTAGATTTTTCTTTACCTAAAGTAAATGAAGCATTACTATTGTTAACAGGAAAATGTATTATCTTTCTGTTAATTAGTTTTTCTATCTTATTCTTACAAAACAATCTGTTTGCTGTAGAAAAAGTACCTAATGTTCTTTGTCCTGCAAACATAAGTTTCTTACCCTTTACTCCAGGGTGAAAAAACATTTTCAATACTTCTTCTCTTACTTCATCAACATTCGGGTAGAAGTCGTCTTCAATTACTATCATTTGAGTAATTCATCAACTACGTCTATTCCACCTTCAATCTTTGCAAGATATTCTTTCTTGTCTGCTAGTTGCTTTTCAAGTATACCAATTTCAGCACTGACTTTATCGTGTTGTGTTTTCAGATTTTGTTTTATAACTTCTGCTTTTCCCATTACTTTTGGCGTCTCCTCTGCTACTGCAATTAATTGTTCTAAATTCATGATGAGTGTCTTTTGCCCTGCATCCTTGTTCCATTGAGTAATTTATATTCTTCTCCATTACTCTTTCTAACTACTATAGGTCTCTTAGTAAAGTATAAACTATTTAGTCTCTTTGTAATTTCCTTGTGTAGTTTTTCTTCTGTTATGTCTCTTGGAAATACCATAGACATACCATTGACTTCATACTTAACTAACTCTCCGTTGTTTAAATAATCTTCTGTTGTCATTTTGCTGTTATCCTCTCCTCATAATCGGCGTAATCTTCATTCCACCAGTAAGGCTTGTCTCTGTGAGACCATGCTGCAAATGTAGCTTTGTCAAGATGATAGTAGTCCCGATAACTCTGGATAGGATTATCGTAGTCTTTTAGTTCATCTGGCATTGCTAGTCCAAATTCTGTAAATCCAAGTCTGGGCATATTCTTTGGCTCAGGTAGTTTGTTTACTACTTCTACTATGGATTTGTGTTGTTTACCATAACGATAGTGGTACTCATCGTTGAGTGCGTTAGCATAACAATGAGTCCACTCAAAGTTATCCAAGCTAGACCGAACCCATATTGTGCAAGGATGATTGTACATCATCGGCAGGTATGGTGTGAGTGGTCTTTCTTCCATAGGAAGATGTTTAATCTTGGCTTTCTCACTATTCAGGACTTCTCTTTCATCTTTGTCTAATGCACGAGGTATGAAGCCTAAGACTTCATCTACCCATATAGCAGTACATAAGAGTTGTGCTGCCTCGAGAGGCATCTTTACTATGTGCTTGTCTACGTGGTACTCAGCGCATTTGTCAAGGTCTTCGTCAAGATAAAATAAATTCATTTTATCCAGCACTTATACTTTGGACAATCTCCAGACTCGTGGTCTAGTTCTTCTCCGCAGTGTTCGCACTCTCCGATATGCCAATCATCAAATGACTTTGTCTCAGCATTCCACATCTGACAAGTCCTGTGTTCATTGTATTCTGTATTTTTCATATGTATATTATACTAAAATTATAACCATATGTCAAGTATTATTTTCTGATTTCTTACAATATGGACACTTCTCACCGACAGGAACGTAGACTACGTCCTTTATCCATCGGCAGAAGTGTTTCCACATCGAGTTCATGATTACTTGCTATTGATTTTGTCTTTTGCTGTACCAGCGTAAAGACCAAACCAAGCCGCTCCAGCACCTACTATGACAGATATTAAACCTGACTGTTCGAGTGTTGGGTCTGGCAAGTCCATAAACCACATTGTTGCGTAGTATAGTAAGAATATGTATACTGATAGAAAAGCCCTAGGGAAGATTCTCCATGCGTCTATCATATTTGATAAGAATATCCAACGTTGCCATGGGTTATCTGGTTCCTTATTTGCTTTGAGTTCTGTTATCTCAGCTTTGAGATTACTATTCTCAGTTACCAGTTCCATAAACTTACTTAAGTCTATCTCTACTTCGTTCCGTGACATATCGCCACTGAATCGCTCGTCTGCCATAATATTCTCCTACGGCTTCCAGTCATACCAATCATTCCTTATGTAAGGTTTGTCTCCTCTTTCAGTAAAGTGAAAACTAATTGATATTCTTGGACTTAGGGTTTCTACCCTATGATATTGTCCTTTCGGAATGTAAAGTAAATCACCTTCGTCAAGAACAAAACTTTCTAACAGTGTAGTACTCTGAGGACTGTACATCATACCTGGAAAGTGAAATTCATTATAGATAAACCATCTTATCTTTCCACGAACATGGAAAAGAAAATTGTCTGTAGAGTCTGCGTGTATTGGGAATACTTTTGCATCTTCTCTTTTACTACAGTATATGTTTGCTTGTCCTCCACCATAGTACTTCTCAAACTCTTGGCACTGCTTCCATAGCTTTTCGTTTAAAAACTCACTAAGCGTGAGTATAAAGCTGTGTCCCTCATTCCACAGTTTATACATTTCTTCTCTAGTTTTAGGGTTTGGGTCTTTTTTCTTGCACCATCTTCCCTTGTTATCTACAATCTGTAATTGATTTAATCTATCCCATTGTCCAATTTTGTATTGATTTAAATAGTTGTCAAATTCTTTCCAACTAAAATAATCATGAAACTTGTTTTCCTTGGATTTAATTATAAAATGTCTTTTGCCCTTGTACTGCTCGTAAAATCGGTCAACACCCACTGGGCCTAGTAGTTCTTTAAAATTCAAGACTATTCACCTCATCTACTAATTCCCACCAATAATCTGATATGTCTGGTCTCATATGGGTTGCTTTCGCAGACATTAAATATGAACTGTGCCATGGTTGATAACTCAAAGCTGTAAGATGTAATTGAAATATTTGGTCTAAGTCATATCTAGGTAGTTTACCATCTTTATTTAGTATGCCATCTGTTATGTCTCCATCAAAACAATTCCATCTAGAATCTACTCTTACTACTGCCTCATTTTGCATAGGTTTGTCTTTATTTTCATACCTCTTTACTCTTTCTGTGAAAACCCATTTGAATCCAGACTTCTTTTCGTAATAATCATGTACTTCTTCCCAAGTAAAAAACTCATTTGTTAATGAGCAATCCATCAGTAACATACTATCACAGTATCCTCCATGTCCATTAAACTTAGTATCCCATACCATACCAAAAGGTTTACCATACAGATTTATATTATAAAAATCTTCTATGTCTCTAAAGTTAATCATATCCATATCCATATAGATTGCTTTTCCTTTAAATCCCATAAGTTTTGGTATAACATACCTTAATCCTGTGAAAGGAGTACCCCATCCCATGGCAGACACTCCAGGAAACATACTAGCTCTTAGAAAGGTTATGTCTAGTTTAGCTGCTGTATTCTTTTGTAAAGTGTAAGCTAGTATCTTTTCCTGTATTCTGTCACACTTATGGTCACTAGCACCTATAAATATAGGTATTCCTTTCTTCATTGATTTATGTTTTTTAGGTTCTGCTCTTAATTGTGTTATTTCTCTTTTAAAAACTTGTTTTTGTTTATTGTGTGCATCAGAAAAACTTGAATTATTGTTCTTCCAATCTGAACCTACTAATGTAGGGTCTATATTTGGTTTAGCCCCCGTTAAATCATTAGTAGGGTGCATGTTATTATTAAACTGTACTAAAGGGTCTTGTGAAGTCTCGCCATGAGTTCCTAACTGTACTTCTTGAGGTCCGTTTGGTTTGTAGTTTTTCCAATCTTCGTTATCTATCATTGAAGGGTCTGTGTTTGGTACTGGCTTGTCTACTGTTATAAACTGAGTACCTGCTTGTACATAATTTCTCCAGTCTTGATTGCCTATCAACGAGGGGTCTGTGTTTGGTACTTTATCTTTTGTTATTCCAGCCCCTCCAGGGTGCTCTGGTATATTAACTATATCGTCATTCATTTATATAATACCTCTATAAACATATTGCCTTCTTGTGGATAAACTAAGCTACACCCCATGTTTCCTACTACATTGTATTCAGTATCTACTAAGTCTTGGTTCCATATTTGTTTGTCATGCCAAAAGTCATTCGTCCAAGAAGGAGTAGCTCGTACTTTATCTAGTTCTCCGTATAAGTAATCTGGTGATTTTTTATATGCCCCAAGCGAAAGGTTATCTCCTATAGAGATATAGATTGCTTTTCTTGCTAGTGCTTGGTGAAATCCGTTTTGAGTAAAACGAATAAGAGTTATCTTAAAAGGAGTATTATACCCTTTGTGCTTTACTGATATATCTAACTCTTTTAGAATTTTTTGACAATGAAATTTCCACTCAGGGTGAGTGTGGTTATATCTTCCTTTTTTATAGAACAGTATTGCATCACAGAAGGGTGCAGTCCAATCACTACTCCAAACATTTCTACTTGCTACTGATTTTATCGTTGATGTTGTTAAGTGCATTTTCCAGTTTAATTATCCGTTCTTCTAGTTCTTCGTTCCAATCTTCTAGTTCCCAAAATCTGTCTTGTGCTGGTTGATTCTTATCAAACCATTTTGAAGATGAATCCATATCCTTTCTCCAAAACAACATTCTAATAAAATCAAACATTACGATGCTGGAAGAACTTGGTGTGGTGAATATAGTAATCTGTCAGTAAGCTGACCTTCTCCTAAAATATTTATAAATTCTTCTACTGGTGCATTATATTTTGAGGGTATAGTAAATTGTATTATTATTCTTTTATGGTTGCCTATGTTTCTATCAGATAAGTACTGTCTTCCATCTAGTTTTCCTACTAAACAGTTCCAACACTTTTGGCCTGTGTACTTAGAATCTCTATACTTATAATGTTTGCCTTCTGATACATAGTTTGTTACCCCGACTCCTGAGTTCCATACAAATCTGACAAAGTTTACTGGTTTATTTTTTCCACTATGCCAAGGAGTCCATCCATGATACTCTGGTTGTATTTCCCATGTGTCCATTTCCCATGCTTGATTATTTGTTGTATCTCTTAACCATTTTAAGAAAACATACTTCAAAGCACAAGGGGTTCTTTGGTTAAAACTTTTTATACCTGTTTTGTTTGTACTGTAATGCTTATACTCATTTGTATTAAAGTGTCTACCTGAGTAGTCCACACCATTACTTTCTTCTATTGCTCCATCATCTGCATCCATTACTTCTCTTAATCTTGCCATTGACACGTTAGGTGGTGGCGTGTACTTAAAAGTAGTAGGGTGCTGTAATACTTGTGTTGCTAGTTTATCTAGTGTATCTAGTATTTCTCGATTGTTTATTAAAAGTTTTTTCATTTCTCATCTTTTTTCTCGCTTGGAGCTTTAGGAGCAGTTACTTCTCTATAATATATTACTACTTCTCCTAGTTGATTGATATACCTTTTTAATTCTTGCATATCTTCTGACATGACTTTATAATCTCCAATGGTTGTTCCTACGAACAATATTTCGCCATTGTTTTGTTCTTTCATTTCATCTAAGAACTGGTCTAGGTAGGTATAACCCTCTGGCCAGTCTGGATTTTCTGTATCATTTATATCACAGGTCTTAGGTCTTTTCATGCTACCGTCATCTTGTAATCTTTTGATACAAGGGTTGGCAATTCTTGCCTCTGATACTACCCACCATTTAGGTGCGGTAAGTTCAAGTGGTCTGGGTAAATCTGGTTGCATTATGTCGATTTCTAGTGGTTTAGATACTATCTCTACTTTTTTAGTAGGAAGTAAACTACAACTACTTATCGTCAGTGCTAGGCACAGTAAGCTGGTATAACTTTTCTGTATCATCTTCCATTCCCTCCATCACTTTTTCACTACCATTGTTGAACCTGTTTGACATGAGTCCAGGCTTTTTCAATGCTAGCATATCTAAATTGTGTCTACTAAATATTGCAAGATACTCTGCTTTTTCAGCTTCTATTTCTGAGTTTCTTCTAGACATATTCATTAGAGACTTACCTTGTTTTTCGTAAGACTCTCTCAGTGTGTCCATTGCCTCTTGCTGGGCTTGCACTGCGTTTTCTAACTTGATATTGTTTTCTTTTAAGGTTTCGTTTTGATTGTATAGAAAGTAACAAAGACCTCCTAATACAACTAATCCACCTATAGTTAATTGATTCATAGTTCTGTTATCCTATAGTTTAATCCCTCTGCACCTCGTATCTCTACTAGTTCTCCATCTTGTGTGGTAAATGAGAGGAACTTTTCTTGTTTTTTGTGGAATTTTTTAACTACAAAAGTCTGGTCGTCTGCGTCGCCCCATGTGTGATTATAACTAACATCTAGTTTATAATATGTAATGAACAGGGACTTGACCCAATTCCAAAAGTTTTTTAACTTTTCTTTAAACTCAGACATGAGTCCAATCTTTGCCTTCGTATAACAAAGCTTCTGCTTCTCTTCTTCGGATAAGTCCTTCTAAGACTTTGCCACCTGCTTTGTTCCACCTTTTGATTTGAGCAGGAACTCCAGCATGGTCGCCAGAGTTGATGACTTTCAACATAGTTGAAGCGCGAAGATTACCATTACCGAGATTGAACACCCAAGACACAATTGCATCGAATTGATTCTGAGACAGTGGAACGTTTACTGCTGTGTTCACATAGTTTTCGTACTCCTCAATCTCATGTACTAACATTTCATCTGCTTCTGCTTTTGATATTTTATCTCCTTCTTTGACATCTTTGATATGTCCATATCCGATAGTCCATACACCAGCTGCACACTTATATGCCTCTAGTTCTAGTCCTTCGAACTTCTTAATTAAACTTAATCCTTCTATTGAAATCTTCATACTTCTCCTTATAGGTTGGGGACTCATTGCGAGTCCCCTAATACATTCTGACAGTTTATGTAAGAACAACAATGCTGTCTAACATTATGCCACCAAAGGCAACTACGAGAGTGTAATTTGCAACCATGTTGCAGAACTCTCCATTCTCACATATACTATCACGAACTTTTGCTAATGCTTTCATTAATTAATCTCCAAGATTTTTCTCTTGGAATCTGGAGTTCGTGTTAGTTGGATTGTCAGTAATCCGTCTTGTAGATTTACTTTATCTACTTGTAGGTCAGCGTTTAGAATAAATCTTCGTTCAAAAGATTTCAGACTTAGCCCCTGATGAACAAATTGTTCACCAGCTCCCAGTTTCTGTTCTTTTTTACCCTTGATGTGGAGTTCTTTGTTATCAAAGACTATCTCCAACTCATCTTTTTTCCAACCTGGTACTGCAACTTCTATACGATAGTCGCCTTCCCTTTCGATTAGGTTATATCTCGGATATCCACTCTCCGTGTAACTCGGTAGTGTAGGCATATCCAATCCAAGCCAAAATTTACTTAAATCTATACTCATATTTTTCTCCATAATTCCTTTTCAGTAAATACTCGCATCTCCTTTCGGTAGATGCACCAATACGCAAGTGAAATACTATCACTTACAAAATAATTATATCAAAAATTAACCTTGATGTCAAGAACTATTTTTCAGAGTCATCAAACTCTAACATTCCTTCCTTCTCTAAATAGTCTATCGTGGTTTGTATTCCGAAATGTTTTCCTAGCGTGTAAGCAAGATGTACACTCATTGCTAGAAAAAATACGTATGCTATGTCTATTTCATTCATAGATATATTATAACAACTTTCTGAGCATAAGTCAAGAATAATCTACAACATACCTAAAAATAGTTCTTGACTTCAATCAAAAATTTTTGTATAATATAAATATGAAAAAACAATGGACTATGACAGAAAAAGAATATCTAAAGAGGCATTACAATGTAAAGTCAACGGAAGATATCGCACTCGCACTGGGCAGAAGTCCGTCTCATATCACCTCACAGGTATACTATCTACGGAAACGTGGATGGACTTTTCACAGGAGGTCAGATGCCAAGAGTTGATGCTAAGAATATGAGTTTCGAAAAAGCACTGCGAATCTTTAGGCGAAAATGCGACAACGCTGGAATAAAAGAGGAGTGTAGAAACAGAAAATACTATGAAAAACCCAATGCTAAAAGAAATGCAGCGAATAATTATAGGAAAAGAACACGAGAACTTGAGGCTCGAAAAGCATTTCAACTCGAAAGAAGATTGCGAATCCAAAAGAAAATCTGACCCCTACGAAAATCACAAGAACAATTGAACTAAATTGTACAATCGTCACAGA